CACGGTCGCGGCGAGGGCGGCGAGGCCGGCGGCGCCGGCGGCGGCGACTCCGGCGCGGGCGAGGCCCTTGATCTTCGTTCCGAACCCGGTGGCACCGCTGCCGGCCTGACTGAACCCCGCCGTCAGCTTCGACGTGTTGGCGATGAAGTCAACGACGACCTGCGGGTTCGCCATCAGCGCCTGGCCTTCCGGGCAGCGCGGCGTTCCTCGCGCTGCTCACGGATCGCGTAGTCGACCATCGCCTGGTACTCGTCGGGGTGCAGCTCGTCGACGTCGCGGGGAGTCATGCGCCAGAACCGGCAGAACCGGATCAGCTGCTCGAGCTGGCGCTGCTCGTAGGGTCCACCATCGCCTCGGTCATGTCAGGCCGCACGTCCCCGGCGTCCTGCCACGACACGTCGTAGCCGGCGCGCCGCAGGGCGACCCAGACCAGCGACTGGATGCGGTCGGGCGCCTTGTCCATGTCGTCGACGTCGCCGCCGATGAGCTCCCCCAGCGGCCGGCCGGTCTCCTCCTTGAGGGCGCGCAGCTCGTTGGGGGTCATGTCCTGGACGACCTTGATCGTCGCGGGCAGCGCGGCTACAGCGCCGTTGGTACTGGCCATGCCATCCTCCTGATCTCCGAGCGGGCGGCTTCTTCGCCGGCGCGCTGCAGGGTGGCCACCGAGTGCAGGGCGGTTGGGTACACGTAGCGGCCGGTTGCGATGTAGGGGCGGCCGTGGCCGCCGCCGAATTCGATCCAGCCGGCGTACGGCAGCCCTGCGCCCATGCCGACCAGCGCGCCGTGATCGGTGGCGTCGGTTTCGACGCTAGCCGCCAGACGGCCGGTCAGATGAGGCACCCGGGAGCGGACCAGGGTGCCGGCCTGATCGGCCGTCCGTTTGAACGCCGCCTGCGCGGCGGTATCGATGTTGCCTGCCAGGCGCCGCGAGCCGCGGGCAAGCTCTCGCGTGCCCTTAATCTCGACGTCGACGGCCCGGTCGGGCACTAGGGGCCGGGGACGATCGACTTGGTCGGCGCGCCGTCGACCGACCACTCGAGCTCGACGGTGGAGGCGTCGCCGGCGTCGCCGTTGATCGGGCTGTAGTCCTTGGGGATCAGGCTCCCCGACCACTGCGGGTTGGTCGCCGACACCGGCTGGCTCTTGTAGGGCAGGATCGAGAACGTCGCCAGCGTCCCGTCGGTGCGGTAGGCGTCCATGACCCCGGAGAGGACCTCTTCGGTCGCGCCGACGTCGAAGGACTGGTAGAGCGTGGCCAGCAGCGACCACTTGACGGTGCCGGGGTAGTCCTTTGACCCGCACATGGTGTCCAGCGTGGTGACGCTGGTGTCCGGGCTCAGCTCGATGTGGTTGGTGACGCACGCCAGCTCGGTGTCGTTGATCATGAGGCCGGCGTCGGTGAGGATCAGCGGTAGCGGCTCGGGCATAAAACGTTGCTCCTAGACGGTGATGGGGACGGCGTAGGTGACTCGCGCACCGAGGTACGCGATCGAGGCGATCTCGAAGACCCTTGGCGCGCTGACGCCCTCCAGCGGCCACGTGTAGAGATCGGCCTTCATGTGGCCGACGGTGTAAGCGACGAGCTCCTCCAGGGTGCGGATGCCGGGCCCGGGCTCCAGGCGCCCGGCGACGCACAGCACCTGCAGCCGGGCGGTCCATCCGCACGGCCCCATCGTGGGCCGACGGCCGACCTCGGGCGTCAGCCACGGGTCGTCCCACAGCAGCATCAGCACCGGCGGGTAGAGGCTGTCGACGACGTCGACGAGGACGTCGGGATCATCCGGGCCCTGGGGCTCCAGCGCAGCGGCGGCCTGGTCGCGGATGTCCGAGAGCTGGGTGAGGGTGGTGGTGGCGGCCATCAGCTGATCCCCCATTGCTGCTTCAGCGGGATCAGCTCGGCGGCGTGCCGCGCGAACGTATTACGTGGCGCCTGCAGCGCACCGGTGTCGGTGGAGCCGATGACGCCGAACGCGGCGTCGTTTGACTTCCACCACTCCACGCCGCGGACGAGGCACACCCTGTTGGCCTGGGGCGCCTCGTCCACGGGCAGCGACGAGGCCGGGTCGGTGCGGTCCATGGCCTGGTCGATCTCGGCGCTGGCGGCATCCACACATGCCGTCAGCGCGTCCGTGTTCTCCGGCGTGACCCGGATGCGCAGGACCGCGGCCAGCTCGTCGATGGTGGCGTAAGCCACCTAGCCCTCCTCCTTCTCCTTCGCCTTGGCCTTGGGCTTCTCCTTCTCCTCCTTGGCCTTCGGCTTCTCCTTCTCCTTGGGCGCGGCGACGGGGTCGACGCCTACGGCCTGCTGGTTGGGTGACGACCAGTCGGTCACGGCGTCTTCACGATCTTCGACAGGCCCGCGCCCGTGATGACCAGCGCAGCGAAGTAGCCGGCGTAGGCGACCTGGACGCCGAGGACGGACGGCTCCACGACCTGCAGCGCGCCGACGCGGTCCTCGTAGACCTCGGCCGCCGCGGTCGAGAGGACGAGGATGGTGTCGGCCGCCATCCCGCCGGACACGTAGACCGGGATGCCGGCCACCGACCCGGCGAGCCCGGACGCCAGGTTGGCGGTCGAGAACCCCGCCGACTGGGCGTTCTGCGGATTGACCGGCGGGAACAGCGGCCCGAGGACACCCATCAGCTCGGGCGGCGCGGCGGCGATGATGCGGCCCTGCCCGCCGGTGGCGGCGATGACGCCGGCGGCGGCGCCCCACAGCGCGCCGGTGACGTCATCCGCGGACGGGGCGCCGGTCGGCAGCGTGGGCCCGGTGCTCGCGGCGGCGGTGAGGGTGCTGCACGCGTGGTTCTCGGTGTCCAGCGCGTACTGGCCGGCGAGGTCGTTGATGACGAGGTCCATGATCGCCGGCTGCGTCCAGTCGATGTCCTGGCGCGAGACGTTGACGTAGCCGCCGTAGGTGCTGGCCGACACCGGCAGCTTGCCGATGACCATCTTCTGGCTGGTCAGCTCGGTCTTCTCCCCGGTCTGCCCGGCGGTGGCGGTGTGCTGGGTGACGATCGGGCGCGACCAGGACCCGGACGGCAGCTGCCGCGCCCCGAGCGCGCCGATCAGCGGCCGGCTGACGTCGACGAAGTTGACGACGGGGCCGAGGATCTGCTCGGGCAGCAGCCCCGGGTTGTCGCCGGTGGTCTGGTGCGCGGCGACGCGATTGAACAGCTCGAGCCGCTCGCGGGCCTCCTGCTGGCCGAGGCCGGCGCGCCACATATCCATGGCGTAGTGGCCGGCCGAGCGGTATTCGACCTTGTTCGCGGCGTGCGGGTCGCGGGCGTTCTGGAAGATCGCGGCGATCTGTGCCGTCCGATCGCGGCTGTCATGCGCGATCCTGGCGGCCTCCTTGAGCGGGTCGATCTGGACGTTCAGCTCGCCGATCCGCTCGCGGGTGCGAGTCAGCAGCGCCATCTCCTGCTCGGAGATGTCGCGCTTCTCCTTCTCGGCGCCGTCCACCAGGTTGTCGATGAACTTCGTGCGCTCCTCGAGCTCGCCGGTGAGGCGAGCGAGGATTGCGTCGGTGCTGCTCATGCGGGGTCCTTTCAAGCGCGTGGCTATCGCGCTCTGGCCACATCCCCCGCAACAGCCGGCGGACCCTGTCCTCTACAACGGCTGGTAGTTCAGTGCTTCAGAGCCGCGTCGGATGCTACGCCAGCCAGGCGGTCGTCGGCAAGCCAGCCCTTGACGATGTCGAGGTTCGGCGTTGTCGAACGCGGCGTGTCGCGGCTGCGGACGGCGAGGACCCTGGCGTCCTCGTAGGCGGGGTCGGGGGTCATCGCGATGTGCCCCAGCCAGCCCTTGGTGATGCGGTAGCGATCGCGGGCCTCCCACTCCATGCCGCCGTCCATCGGCGCAAACCCGGCGGAGGCGTCCAGGCAGCCCTCGTCGGCGAGCTCGAGCGTCTCGTCGCCGAGCTCGGTGCGGGCGATGCGGACCTCGGCGACGAGGCCCTCGTCGCGGCCGGGATGCAGAGCCATGGCGCGGCCGACGGTTCGTTCCATGGCGTGGTCGCGGTTGACGCGGATGCGGTTCGCTCTGCGTTCGATGCCGTCGAACGCGCCGCGGCTGATGATCTCGGTGACCATCCGGTCGTGGTAGCCGACCCTTGTTTCGGTCTCGTAGGGGATGACGATCAGCTCGATCGTGCGGTCCGGGAAGGACACGCCGACGACCTTCGCCGTGCGATGCCAGAGGTCGGTGGGCGGGCGCTGTTCACTCATTGATGGTCGCCTCCGGCAGCGCGACGCCGGCGGCGCCGGCGACGCGGAACCGTTCGATGTCGCGGACCTCGTCGATGCTGAGCACGTTGTTCTGCAGGTAGATCTGCGCGACCTGCGCCCGGCTCAGCGGGTCGGGGGCGACGTAGGCGTCGCGGTTGACCTCCACGCCGGTGCCGCGGGGCATCAGGAACTGGCTGAGGGCGCCCATCACGGCCTGCGCCTTGGGGCGCAGCCCGGCCCGCCAGTGGTAGTCGAACAGCGACGTGACGTTCGAGTAGGTCATCGGGTCGCCGCCGGACGGGAGGCCGACGAGGAACGGCGGCACGCCGAGCAGGACGGCGATGCGGCTCTCGGTGAGCTGGCTGAGCTCGACGAGGGCCATGTCGCGGGGGTTGACCTGGATGGCCTGGTAGCTGACGCCGCCCGACAGCACCGCCGGCTCACCGATGTGGCTCGAGCGGGCCTGCACCCACTGGGCCTGCAGCTCGCCGGCCTGCGCCGCGGACAGCTGGTCGGGGTGCTGCAGAATCGAGGAAGGAACGCCGCCGGCGGCGGCGAAGCTCGAGGCGTAGCGCATCAGCACCTGATCGGCGACGAGGCGGGCGGCGCCGGCCTCGAGCGGGCCGTGGCCGTGCGCGTCGTCAACGCTCGACTGGTAGCGGATGTGCAGCATGTCCGCGGTGACGTCGACCTGGCCGATGGTGTAGCGGCGGTGGCCGGCGTCCATCTCGACGTTGACCGCCCACGGCGGCACGACGTGGAAGCGGGCGGGATAGCCCGTGGCGTAGAACGCGGTCGCGACGACGAACGCCTCGCCGAGCTGGTAGTCCCAGAACAGCTGCTTGGCGAACTCCTCCCACGACGAGTAGATGTCGGGATCGGGGTTGGTCAGCCAGGCGGCGTCGGTCGACGGCGCGGCGCCGACCAGGTAGGGCGGCATCGTCGCCATGACCGAGGCGTTGAGGTCCAGGCATGCCCAGGCGGTGTC